CCGCCCAGCCTGTACCCGCCCCCGCCGAAGTCGTCCCGCTCACCCCGACCCCGGGCCCGTACCGGACGCCGATCGCCGACCTCCTCCACCGGGCCCGCACCCGGCTCGAGACCGACGGCTGGTGCCGCACCGCCCTCTACGACGAGACCGGCGCCGTCTGCCCCATGCGCGCCATCCGCCTCGAAGCCTCCAGCCGCGACCAGGCACACGACGCCTGCGTGCTCCTCCTCGACGCCATCCAGCGCCACTACCGGGACGCCGAGACCATCCCCAGCTGGAACGTCGAACAGACCAGCCCCGCTCCCGTCCTCCTCGCCTTCACGCAAGCAGCCGACCTCGCCCACACCCGCGGCCTCTAACCACCCACCGAAAGGAACCGCAATGGCCATCACCCTCAAGCCCGGACACACCCTCGAGACCGGCCAGCACCACGGCCACATCGACAACCCCACCACCAACGGCAAGACCTGGTTCGCCGCCATCGTCGACAGCGTCACCGGCCGGCCCGTCGTCAAGTCCGCGCTCGCCACCACCGAAGCCGCCGCCATCGCCGACGCCGAACGCAAGTACACCCGCCGGTGAACCCCACCCTGCCCGGTCACCGCGCAGAAACCCCACCCCACGCCACCCACACCCGCCAGACTCAGGAGAAACCCATGCCCAGTCCCACACCCGACGAGCTCAACGTCTACGCCGACGAGAACCGGCTGATCGCCGCCTACCAGCGCGCCAAGGCGGACCTCGCCGAGAACACCGCCCGTGAGGCCGCGGCCGGGATCGTCACCGAGACTGCCGCCTACCAGCGCCTCAACCAGGCCGTCATCGACGCCGAGAAGCGGTTCAAGAAGGCCGCGAGGAGGGGCCTCTGATGGGAATCCGCATCAGTCATGGCGTCCGCGGCACCCGATCGGCGCTCACCATCGCCAACCTCGGCCAGCACCTCGCCCACGCACTCAGCAGCAGCGAATGGCGAGAGATCAGCCACCTGTTCGACGGCCGCTTCGCCGACATCGCCGTCATCCCGCCCTACGAAGCCGCCCGCATCGGCGACCTCCTCGAAAAGGCCGCCGGCCAGCGCGCCATGAACGTCGAATGGGGCGAACTCGCCGCCGAACTCGCCGACGCCGCCCACCGCGCAGCCCGCGCCGGCCAGAACTGGGAGTGGTCCTAATGGAGCCGACGATCTACGGCATGGAGCTCGACCCGGGCGTGCACATCGACGACGCCGTCCCGGACTGCTGCTATGGGCCGATGGACCCGAAGCCCGCCCATATTCAGGGGCACCTCGAGTATGTGTGCGGGGACTGCGGGACGGTCGTTGAGGTCGACGGGCTCGGGCTCGTCCACGACATTCGCGAGAAGAGCGCCGTCTGATCAGCCTGCAACTTCGAGGCCCCGGCCGTCATCGACGGTCGGGGCCTTCGTCGCGGGTGCGGGCACGGCGCGGGCAAGCCACCGGCCATCCGTCATGTACCGCGGCGGCAGAGTCGGGCGGAAGCCGGCATCCACCAGCTTCGCCAAGCCCTCGACGCACTCGTCTTCGGTGTCCGCCTGAATGCTCGCCCGAATCGCCATGACAGCAGTCTGACGCTGACCGCGGGGGAGAAGGGGCGGAATCGGCGAAGCGCCCCACCGGAGTCATCCAGCAGGACGCTTCGAGCGGACGGGCTACGGACGCCATGCCTCCCGGTAGCCAGGCCGGTCCGCGTACACCGTGGCGAAATCCAGAATATCGGGGCACGGCCAAGCCTTGCCGTAGCAGTGGTTGCAGACCTGCACGCCCCAGTGTGGTGCTTCACAGACTCGGCAGCCGCCCATGGAATGCGGTGTATGGCGGTCCAGCGTCCGCCGCTTGGCCTCGACCTCCCGCAGCACCCGCCGTGGGTCATGCTCGGCCATGTGGGCGCGCACCTCAGGGGACAGGTCGGGTCCGTAGACCGCGATGTCTTCCGCAGTCCACTCGCCGTTCCCTGGGCACGCTCGAGCCCGCGCCGCATCGACGTCGAGCTGTTCGCGCAGCCACTGCGCCAGGTCATCCATCCTGCGCCTCCCCGGCCTGGGCCTTCTTGAGGCGTTCGGCGCGGTCGCGGTACCGCTCGTCGGGTTCGATGCCGGCATCGCGGGCCATCTTGCGGACGTGTGCTCCGGTCCAGCCGGAGGCTTTCGCGACCTCGGTCGGCTTGAGGTGCCCTTCACGGAGGGCGGCGAGGACGAGTTCGCGGAGGTCGTCGCTGGACTTCTTGAGGCGGTCGGCGTCGCGCTGGCGGCGGGCTCCGGCTGCGGCGATCTCTTCGAGTGTGGGTGGCTCAGTGGTCGGGGTCGGGTTCATGGCATCAATCTATCGCAACAGACTTGCGGTGCACATCCCTCAGGGGTACTGTCTGAGTCAACGCCAGCGCAACACATGATCGCTAATGAGTTGCCATGCGGGAACGTGAATAGCCAAGGGGGAGAACCTAGATGATCCGCACCAGCCGCACCCGCCGCAGCAACCTGAAGGCCCGCGCCCTCACCGTCATCCGCCGCACCCACCACACCGCGATGACCATGCCGAAAGCCCTCCGCTACCGCGCGTTGAGCGGCCAGATCATCGTCGCCGTCGAAGCCGGCCAGCTCGTGCGCACCGGCGACATCCTCGACCGGCTCGGCGCCAGCGACCTCAAGGACGGCTACCAGGCCTGGTACGGCCGGCACGTCAAGAAGGCCCACGTCGCCGCCACCGGCACCGAGCCCGTCCGCTGCTGGGTCCGCCACCGCACCACCGGCCGTTGGATTCACGTCCACGTCTACTCGCCCTTCGACATGGCCCTCTACATCGGCCTCGCCACCTACAAGCAGACCAAGCACCTCGCCCGCCCCGACTTCTTCCAGGCCGCCTACACGGAGGCCGCCTAGACCAACTTCACGGCGCACCAGACGAACCGCATCCCCTGCAAGGAGCCCGCAATGCCGGCCTTCCCCGCGTTCACCCCGTGCCCGGGTGGCTTCGTCGCCGCCCAGGCCCTGCCCGACGGTCGCTACCTCGTCGAGGGCTTCGTCCTCACCCTCAACCCCTTCGACGACCCCGACACGCCCCGCACCGACCCCGCCTACCACTGGATCGCCGACGACGAGGACGAGGCGCGCAAGCTCGTCGCCGAGTTCGTCGCCGACCTCGCCCGGTTCGCCAACCGCACCACCGCCTAGGAGCCCGCCATGCTGAACCCGATGATCGCCTGGGAGCCGGGCGTGCTCGTCCGCTACACCGGCAGCCTCACCAGCCTCCACGGCACCTACCGGGCGTACCCGTGCACCTGCCTCAACTGCGACGACCCGATCATCGGCAGCGCCCGCTTCCAGCTCGTCGACAGCACCGGCCACGTCGCCGCGACCTGCGTCCGCGCCCGCTCCATCACCCCCACCTGACCTCCGCCCGCCGGGCTGTCCCGCCCGGCCTGAACCGACAGGAGAACCCCGTGAGCGTTCCGCAGATCGTCGCCCAGCGGCCCGTGATCGCAGGCGACAAGCAGCTGACCGTTTCCACGATCCGTATCGCCGCCGACTACTACGACACCGCGATCTTCGACGACAGTCCGAACAAGCAGCACGTCGGCATGGCGATCGGCGGGTACATCATCGACGAGTCGTCCAAGCCCGCCACGAACCGCGAATCCGCCATGGAGAACCACCGCCAGGCGCTGATCGCCGCCCGCAACGAGACGCCCAGGAAGGCGCGGGTATGACCACGGACGAAGCGCCGCTCATCGAGCCCGGCCCCGCACCCGGCTGGTGGGAGGAAACCCCCGCCGAAGCCGCCCGCTACGACCGCCTGTACTGGACGAAAGACGAGGACTCATGAACGCCCGCAACGAGCTGTACAACTACGCCGACGACGCGCACCTCGGAGGCGACTACCTCGACGAACTCCTCGACCGCGTCGAGAAGGAAGCCCGGACCGCCGGGAGCATCGACCAGCAGCGGGAGCTGCGTCGCCTGCAGCTGCTGGAGTCCAGCCTCGTCGACTACATCAACCGAGACGACACGCCACCCATGGTTGGCCACATCCTGACCGGACTCATGGCGCTCGCCAGCGTCCAGGCCAACGACGAGTTCCCCGCGCCATGACTCGCCGTCCGATGTCCGCCCGCCGCGCCCGCGCCGTAATCGAGGCCGCCGAGCTGGTGAAGGCACCGAACTGGCGGGACTCCCGGCACTGGCATGTCGTCACCGGCGACGGGGAGGTGCTCGTCGTGATCGCCCCGTCCTACGGCGGCACCTCCCGCACGGGCCGCAACGGATGGACGTGGTGGCTCCCCACCGGCAGTGCCTCCCGCCAACCCGAAACCACCCGCGAGAAAGCTGCCGTCGCCGGACTCGCCGCATGGCAGCGATGGGCCACAAGGAAGGATTGATACGAAGAACGCAGCGGCCAACCCTGGCGACAGATGTAACGCCCCACCCCCTGTGGGCCCGCGCCGTCTGGTGCGGGCCCACACGCATACCCGCCCACCAGCCACGCCACGGATCGTTACCATCTGATGTGATCAACCAGTAACCCCACGAGCGGAGGCGGCACCCATGAGTTCACCGCCCGACAACGCCCGAGACGGCAAAGGCCGCTACATACGCACCCCCGAAACCGCAGCCCGCGACGCCCGCGCCGCCCAACTCCGCGCCGAAGGCTGGAAACTCCAAGACATCGCCAACGAACTCGGCTACACCGACAAATCCAACGCCCGCCAAGCCATCCAACGTGCCCTCCGCGAAATCGTCCAAGGCCCCGCCGAAGCCCTGATCCAGCAGGAAGCCGCACGCCTCGACAGCCTCTACGAGGAAGCCCTGGACGTCCTCCACCGCGACCACGTCATGGTGTCCCACGGCCACATCGTCAAAGGCGAAGACGGTAACCCCCTGCCAGATCACGGGCCGAAGCTTGCCGCGATCGACCGGCTCGTCAAGGTCCGCGAAAGCTACCGGCGCCTCTTCGGCCTCGACGCACGCCAGAAAATCGACGTAGCCGGCGGCGTCCGATACGAAATCGTCGGCCTCGCGGACGACGTAACCGATGCCTGACACCGTCACGTTCGAAGCCCGCGGTGCCGTCCGGGAACTTTTCCGCTCCACGGATACCGAGGTGCTGCTCTCGGGTGCGGCCGGCACGGGCAAGAGTGTGGGCGCCCTCATGTATGTGCACCTGCAGTGCCTGGACAATCCGCACACCCGGGCGCTGATCGTCCGTAAGACGCACGCGTCGCTCACGTCATCGACGCTGGTGAGCTTCCGGGAGAAGGTCGCGAAGGAAGCCATCGCTGCCGGCCTGCTGCACTTCTTCGGTGGCTCGGCGCAGGAGCCCGCCAGTTACCGGTACGCCAACGGCAGTGTCATCGTGGTCGGCGGGCTTGATCGGCCAACGAAGTTGCTCTCGACCGAATTTGATCTTGTTCTGGTTGATGAAGCGATAGAGGTGACGGCGGAAGACCTCGACACGATCGTGTCCCGTCTCCGCAACGGAGTGCTCCCACTCCAGCGGCTGATCATGTGCACCAACCCCGGCCCCCCATCCCACCACCTGAAACTTCGGGCGGACGCCGGCCGGTGCCGCATCCTCTACAGCCGTCACGAAGACAACCCCCGCCTCTACCAAGGCGGCGAATGGACCGACTACGGCAAGGCATACCTGGCGCGCCTGGACAGCCTCACCGGGCCGCGCTACCAGCGTCTGCGGTGGGGCAAGTGGGTCAGTGCCGAGGGTGTCATCTACGAGGAGTGGCAGGACGCCGTCCACGTGGTCGACCGGTTTGACATCCCAGACGCCTGGCAGCGGTACATGTCGATCGACTTCGGCTTCACGAACCCCATGGTGATCCAGTGGTGGGCGCAGGACGGGGATGGGCGCCTGTACCTGTACCGGGAGATCTACAGGACACGGGTGCTCGCCGAGGATCACGCCAAGCAGGTAAAGCGGATCATCGGCGAGACCGGCGAACCGTACCCGGTCGCGGTGGTCTGCGACCACGACGCCGAAGACCGGGCCACCTTCGAAAGGCACTCCGGCCTCGTCACGACCGCCGCGAAGAAGACGGTCTCCCCAGGCATTCAGGCCGTGCAGACCCGGATCCGCCCGGCAGGCGACGGCAAGCCGCGCCTGTTCATCCTGCGGGACTCCGTGGTCGACCGGGACCAGGACCTCGCCGACGCGGGCAAGCCGACGTCCACCGCCGAGGAAATCAACGGCTATGTGTGGGCGGTCAAGCCGGGCGCGGCAGGGGGGTTGAAGGAGCAGCCGCTGAAGCAGGACGACCACGGCGTGGACGCGATGCGGTACATGGTCGCCGCAGTGGACCTGGTGGGGGCAGGGCAGGTGCAGTCGCCTACGCGGCGCGGTCCGTCCCAGCGGACGGCGGGCGGGTCCCGGTACGCGCGGCCGATCTTCGGGAAGTAGCCGCCCATCCACCCCACCCTCTACCTGTAAATACTCCGCCCCGAAGGTTCACCGACAGAAGATTTTCCGGCCATCGGCTTATAGTGGTCGCCGATACCGCAGGATCTTCAGCAGGGGGCGGCCTTGATCTCACTCCCGGAACTCGCGCTCCTCGGCGCCGCGTCCTACCGGGCCACCCAACTCGGCGTCCACGACACGATCCTCGACCCCGTCCGGCAACGCCTCGCCGCCTGGCACACCAACAAGATCGACAGCAAGCCCCGCACATTCCTCATGCAGTTGATCTCCTGCATCTACTGCCTCGGTTTCTGGCTCTCCGGTGTCGTCCTCACCGCATGGTGGTTCTGGCGCGACAACCTGCTCGTCCAGTTCGGTCTCCTCTGGTTCGCGATCTCAGGCATACAGGCCCTGCTGAACCGGCGGGACGACACCATGGACGCGTCGTGATCCGGCAACTCACCGCCGCCGCCAACCGCTTCACCTCCCGCAAGCTCGGCCGACAGAAACCAACCAGCAGTGGCGGCGGCTGGCAGGAAGAAGCCTGGGACCTCTTCAGCGTCATCCCTGAAGTCCGATTCGCCGCCACCTGGATCGGCAACGCCATGGGAGGCGCCCGCCTCTACGCCGGCCGACGCCTCGAAGACGGCACCATCGAAAAAGCCCCCGACGGGCACCCGGCCGCAGAGATCGTCTCCCAAATCGCAGGCGGGCCCGGAGGACAGTCCCAGTTCCTCGCCGAGTTCGGCCCGCACCTCGTCGTCGCAGGCGAAGCATGGATCATCATCCGCCCGACAGACACCGGTGACGCCGACTGGCGGGTGCTGTCCGTCGCCGAGGTCAAACAGCAGCAGGGCACCATGACCGCGGAGATCGACGGCGACGAAGTCGAGATCCCGCCCTACGACCCCGACGCAACGGCCGACCCCGACACTCCGGTCGCGATCCGCGTGTGGGACCCGCATCCCCGCAGGCACATCGAAGCCGACAGCCCCGTGCGATCGTCACTGGTCGTCCTCGAGGAACTCCGGCTCCTCAACGCCGCCGTGGCCGCCGCCGCCCGCTCCCGGCTCGTCGGCCGCGGCGTCCTCCTTTTCCCGAACGGCGTCACCTTCCCCACCGCGCCCGGCCAGGAAGCACAGGACGACCTCGTCGACGTGTTCATGGAAGTCGCGTCTACGGCCTACCGCGAACCCGAGTCCGCAGCAGGCACGGTGCCGATCATCCTGCAGGTCCCCGGGGAGATGATCGGACAGATCCAGCACCTGAAGTTCGAGTCGGACTTCGACGAGATCGCCATCAAGCTGAGGGACGAGTGCATCCGCCGCTTCGCCACCGGCCTGGAGACCCCGCCCGAAGTGCTCCTGGGCATGGGCGGCCTCAACCACTGGGGCGCCTGGCTCGCCTCCGCCGAAGGCGTCCGTCTCGGCGTCGAGCCGCGCCTCACCCTCGTCTCGAACGCCCTCACCACGCAGTGGCTGCGCCCCCTCCTCGAGGCCCAAGGAGCCACCGACGCCGCCGAGTGGCTCGTCTGGCACGACACCAGCCAACTCCGCGTCCAGGCCAACCGCGCCGCCACCGCCCTCGAAGCGTTCCAAGCCGGTCTGATCTCGGCTGCCGCGGCCCGCCGCGAGACCGGCTTCGACGAGGCCGACGCCCCCACCGCACCAGCCAGCGACGCCGACGATGAGGCGACCGACAACGAAGGCGACAGCACCGTGACCACTCTCCCCGTGAGCGAAACCCAGGACCTGCCCGACACCCTGCCGGCCGCCGCGACCCCCGCCTCGCTGAACCTGCCGGCCGAGGTTCTCGCCGCCGTCGACGGCATCATCTACAACGCCCTCTACGCTGCCGGCACCCGGCTGCGGAACCGGCCCGTGTGCCCGCGCCCGGAGCGCGCCCGCGCCCGCGAGATCGCGCCCGCCGAACTCCACACCGCCTACCCCGTCGACCCTGAGCTGGTCGACGAGTGGCGCCTCTTCGACGGGGTGTGGGCGCGGGTCCCGGAAATCGCGAAACGGTACGGGCTCGACCCGGACTGTCTGACGCGGCAGCTCGACGACTACGCCCGCGCCCTGATCGCCGCCCGCATGCCCCACAGCTTCGAGGACACCGCCCGCATCATGCGCCACCCCTGCCAGGCGAGCGCGGCATGAACAGGCAGACGCCGCTCACGGTGACGCCCGTCATGAGCGACCCGACGACGCAATGGTGCAAGACCTGCAAGGCCTACACCCTGCTCGTCTCCCACCTGCTGCTCCTCACCTGGGCTGGCGTCACCCGGCGTGAGACCTACGCGTGGTGCGAGGTCCACGACAACCCGGAGTTCGAGGAGGCCGATCGTGGATGACGAACTCGCTCAGCTCTTGGAGGAGAGCGAGCAGCAGGTAGCGGACGAGGTCCGTGCCGTCCTCGACGAACTCGCCGACCAGATCGCCGCCGAGCTGGAGGACGCGACGGAGATCGTCGCCGCCCGGTTCTCCCTCAGCCGCATCACCGCCATGTGGGCGCAACGGGTGCCGCGCATCATGCGGCGCCTCTTCCGCGTCGCCCAAACCGCAGGCCAGCAGGCCGCCACGGACGTCGACGCCGAGCTGCCTGACGACTGGGATGATCTGCCCGGCCGGTACGACGACGACACCCTCCCGCCATCCCTCGGCGACTACGCCGAGCAGACTGAGCACCTGCTGCGCGCCGTCGGTGACCGGCTCACCGAAGCCGCCATCACTGCCCTCGCGGAAGGGCTCGACGCAGGCGAAGACACCGAGCAGCTTCGGGCCCGGCTGCGTGCCCTGCTCTCCGCCGACGGCACCCAGCTGGGCGAGACCCGCGAGGAACGCATCGCCCGCACCGAGTCCACGCGCGCCTGGAACGCGGCCACCCTGGCAGCCGCGCAGGCGCTCACCGGCCCGGACCGGCCCCTCGTCAAACAGTGGATCACCCGCCACGACCAGCGCGTCCGCGACGTGCACGCCGACGCCGACGCCCAACTGCAACTCCTCGACGAGCCCTTCACCGTGGGCGGCGTCGACATGGCCTACCCCGGCGACCCCACCGCCCCAGCCGCCCTAACCGTCAACTGCCGCTGTGTCCTCGCCCTCGCACGGGCCGACACCGAGCAGAGCGCCGCCACCAGCCCAGCAGGAGAGGGAAACTCCGTGCGCGAATCCCACACCACCGCCGCCGCCGCGGACGACCCGCCACTTGTTCGCACTTGGTCGACCCCAGCTGACGCAGCGCTCGCCTTCGAGAACCAGCAGACCGGCGACGGCCGGATCTTCGCCAAGGGCGCCTTGTACTGGGACGGCGCCGGCCCGTGGCCTATGGAGTACGCGGACGAGAACCTCGGCGCGCACATGGGCGCCGAACTCGCCGGCGCCATCCACACCATCGACCGCGACGGCGACCGCATCCCCGGTACAGGCGTGCTGTACCTGACGCAGCGCGCCGGATACGAGGCGGAACTGCTGCTCGACCAGGGCGCGCCGCTCGGAGTGTCCGTCGACCTTGACGACGTCAGCATCGAGTTGGTCGACAACACCAGCACTGGTGAGAGCGGGGGCGAGGGCGGTGACCTTGTTCTCGCTACCGCCTCCTACGCCCGCGCATCCGTTATGTCCCTGGACGACGGCGGATGGATGATTACCGCGAGCAGTGCCCCCGAGTGGACCGCATCCGGCGCCGCAATGCAGCGCAGCACCCGGACAACGTCGGTCATCTCCGGGCCCGGCGGACGCATCCCCGCCGACACCGCCCGCACCCTCTTCCCCGGCGCGCTCACCGCGGCAGCCGGAGACCCCGACAACCCGCAGGCCGGGACCGTCGTCCACACCGAGAACTCGGGCGACTTCCTCGTGCGCATCACCCGCGCCCGGGTCAGGGGTGCCACCCTCGTCGCCATGCCAGCGTTCGCGAACGCCCGCATCGTCCTCGACCCCGACCCCACCGCCGAGCAACCGACCGACGAGGACGAGCCGGTCACGGAAGTAGCCGCAGCGGCGGGCGACGACCTCGAACGGGTCATCGGCCACGTCTGCACGTCGCCGGTACCGGTCGGGGCGCGGGAGGTCGCCGACGCCCTCGGCCTGACCGTGTCGACGACCAAACGCCACCTGCGGGACGCCGTCCGCGACGGCCGGGTCCTGCGTATCGGCCGCGGCCTGTACACCGCCCCCTCGTCGATCCCCGAAGGGGAGATGATCGCGGCGGCCTCCGGCGACCTCGGCCTGCCCGTGCACACCGACCGGGACGCCGAATGGGACGGCGACGCCGCTGCCTCCCGCGTCCTCGACTGGGCCACCGGTGACGACGGCACGGTCGACGCCGAAGCGCTCGGCCGGGCCTTCCTCTACCGCGACCCAGACGCCGACCCGGCGACCCTCACCGCCTACAAGCTCGGTTTCGCCGACGTCTTCGACACGGGTGACGGCCCACGGCTGGAGGTCGTCGCGAGCGGCGTGTACGCCGTGGCCGGTGCCTTGTCCGGTGCGCGCGGCGGCGTCGACATCCCCCAGGACGAGCAGGCCCAGATCCGCGAACGCGTCGACGACCTGTACGAAAGCCTGGCCACAGCGTTCGACGACCCGAGCATCCGACCGCCGTGGGACGACGACACCAGCGACGACGACAGCGACATGAGCGAGCTCGAAGCCTCCGCCATGCAGGTGATGAAGGCCAAGGAACCGTTCCCGGCCGAGTGGTTCCGCGAGCCGACCGAGGAGGAACTGCCGCCCGACAGTGGAGGCGTCCACGTCGTCAACGGCCGCGCCTACGGCTGGGTCGCCCAGGCTGGCGTGCCGCACGAGGTTCACGGCCGGAAGGTCACCATCGACAAGCTCGCCCAGCGCGGCATCGACACCTCGTACTTCCTGCGGACGAAGCTAACCCTCGACGACGGCTCCGAGGTCGCGGTCGGGCCAATGACGATGAACGTGGGCCACCACCGCGACGGCGCCGAATGCGAAACCGCCGCCTGCCAGTTCGACGACTCTCGGACTGTTGGGGCGATCGTGACGGTCGGCATCAACGAGGGTGGCATGTGGTTTTCCGGTGCGGCAGGGGACTGGCTGTCCGCCTGGGACGGGCTCGTGTTCCGAGCCTGCCAGCCCAGCTACCACATGACGCAGGCCACCGACGGCACGTACCAGCTAAAGGCCGTGCTGTCCGTACCCGGCCCCGGGCACCCATCCCGCCTCGCCGCGTCTGGCGCCAACCAGGTCGCGGCCGTTATCGACCGGTCAAACATCGCCATCACCGCGGCTGCCGCCGCCCTCACCACTCCGCTTGCCGAGCCTGAACCCGTGCACACCCGCACAGGCAACGAGGTGCCCCTTGGGGACGTGGGGACGCTCACTGCGGCCATCGCCCAGGATCCGGCCGCCCTCGACCAACTCCTGGACGCGTTCGAGCAGCGGCAGACCGAACGCGAGCGCATGCGCGCCGAACTCGACGCGCTCTCAGCTCTGGTCGAGCCGACCAGCCTCACCCTGACCGCCAGTGCTGCACCGCAGCAGGAAGGAGTGCAGCCGTGATGTGACAAAACCGGCTCTGGTCAGTCGATCTACCCGCCTAGCATCGTGATATGGCAAAGCCCCCGCGACGACGGCAATCGCCCGGGGGTGTGGCCCGATCCCGCGAGAGAGGACGGACATGGGAAAGCCTATCGACCCCATGCAGCGATTCATGCGCTTCGTCAACGAGGAGCAAGGTCACTGGATGTGGCAGGGCACCACACTGGGAAGCAACCGCAACCATCAGTACGGCGGCTTCCAAGCCAGCACAAGGACGGCGGACGGCAAGGTCTACGCCCACCGGTGGATCTACGAGCAGATAGTCGGCCCCATCCCGGACGGGTACCAGGTCGACCATGTGTGCCGCATCAAGCTCTGCGTCAACCCAGAGCATCTAGAGGCGGTAACCCCGCAAAAGAACCACCGACGGAAGCGGCTCGACCGCTGCCGCTCTGGGTTGCACGACCTTACGGTGATCGAGAACTGTCGGTGGGACGAGAAGGGGCGACGACGTGGCTGTCGCCTTTGCTACCTCGAACGGGCGCGCATACGGGCGGCCCAGCAGTACGCGCAAGAGAAGGCCGCCAACAGCGGTTCGACACGGAAAAGGTGAGTTCCATGGGATGCGCCTGCCAGAAGAACAAGACACAGTACGAGGTCGTCAAGGACGGCACCCGCGTGTTCGGGCCCACCCCCTACAAGACGACCGCCGACGCCATGGCCAGCCGGCACCAAGGCGAGGTCCGCGAAGTACCGAAGGGTAGCGCCTGATGGCGTGCGGCGCGTGCGGCAGCAGCGGGCGCTCCCGGGCACGCAGCGGGCCCACCCGCACCCTGTACCAGGTCGTCCTCGACGGTGGCGCCGGCCGCACGGCCTTTCAGACGCATGACCTGACGCTCGCCCGGAACGTCTCCAGGAACTACCCCGGCAGCGTGCTGGCGCCTGACCCGGACGCCTCACCCGAGACTGACCCGACGCCGGACACCGAGACTGTCGAGCAGACCACCAACGACGAGACCGAACCGGCTACCTCGTCCTAACCTTGCACGGGCGGGCGGCTTGACGCTCACCGCCCGCCCATGCAGCTAAGATTCCTTTCACCACAATCGAATACGCCGCTGGTTTTGGGCCGGGCTCCTGTGATCACACCAGGAGTCACGGCAATGTCCGAGCCCTTCCAGCTTCCCGACGACTTCACCAGCCTCAGCAGCGAGGACCTCGACGCCACCCTCGCCGCCGCCGTCGAGGCGTTCAACGCCCGGCGCCAGGACCCCAACCTCACCACCGAAGACCTGCCCGCCCTGCGCGAGCTGGCCACCGGCATCGAAGCGCTGCGCGCCGAGCAGACCCAGCGCGTCGAAGCCGCCCAGGCCGCCGTCGCCGAACTCGACGAACTCGCCGCCCAGGTCCTCGGCGAGGAAGCCGTCACCGACACCGACGACAGCCCCGCCGCCGAGACGGACGAACCGGCCGAGCCCGCCACCGAGGAGGAGCCGGTCGTCGAGGAGGTCGCCGCGTCCTCCGCCGTCGTGCGGCGTCCGATCATCAGCCTCGCCACGGTGCGGGAGCGGCAGCCGCGCCAGCCGATGCCCCAGTCCGGCACCCCGGCCGTCACGATCGTCGCCTCCGCCGAGGTCCCCGGCGCCACTCTCGGCGCGCCCCTGGACATGGACGGGCTGACCGAGTCCGTCACCAAGGTCGCCGGGCTCGTCGCGAGCGGCGGCAAGGCCTACGCCGCGTCGTACCAGCTGCCGTTCTCCCAGGACCTGATCATCAACGATGCGGGGTCTCCGGAGGAGGGCACCACCAAGCTGATGCGGGCCGCGGACCAGAAGCGTCTGAAGGGCGGCGACCTCGTCGCCTCGGGCGGCTGGTGCGCCCCCTCGGAGACCGTCTACGACTTCACCGAGATCTCCTGCCCGGACAACCTGTGGGACCTGCCCGAACTCAACCTGTCCCGGGGCGGGCTGCGCTACTACATGACGCCCGAGCTGGACGTCACCGCGATGTCGTGGGTGTGGACCGAAGCCGACGACATCAGCGCGGTCGACGGTGACCCCACCAAGCCGTGCTTCAAGATCCCCTGTGTGGACCCGGTCGAGGTCCGCTGCACCGCCTACGGCGCCTGCATCCAGGCCGGCATCCTCTCCCAGCGGTTCTTCCCCGAGCTGACCACCTTCTACATCCGCCGCGCCATGGTCGCCTACGAGATGCGTCTCAAGGCCGCCATGTACCAGCAGGCCCTCACGAAGGCCACGCCCGTCACCACCGCCACCAGCTTCGCCTCCTTCTCCGCCGTGTACGGGGCGCTCGCCCTGCAGATCGCCGACATGACCGAGCGCTTCAGCCTGTGCGAGCGGATCGGCCTCGAGCTGGTCCTGCCGTACTGGGCGCGCAACATGTTCCTCGCCGACATCGCCCGCAGGGACGGCGTCAACGTCTGCGACCTCAACCAGAACTGCGTCGAGCAGGCCTTCGCCGACCTCGGCGTCCGCGTCCAGTGGGTCAAGGGCCTGCCCCCGGCCGTCCCCACCCAGATCGGCAACACGACCCCCGCCACCGCTTGGCCCGCCACCGTGCAGGCCCTGCTCTACCCGGCCGGTGCGTTCCAGATGGGCCGCGGCCCGGAGATCAACCTCGGTGTCGTGCACGACAGCACCCTGCTGCGCACCAACGACATGACCGCCCTCTTCTTCGAGTCCTGCAACGCGCTCATCTACCGCGGCCCCCAGGCTCGCGCCATCACCATCCCGGTGTGCGCCGACGGCTCCGTCGGCCCGCGCGCCGCCGTCGCCTGCCCGACCGCCTAACCCACCCGTTGCGCGCAGCCTCGGCCATCTGCCGGCCGAGGCTGCGCCCGAACAGCGAGAGGGCGTGAGGCAGATGGCGGGAGGGATGCGCAAGACCGTAACCCCCATCCGCGGCAATCCCAGCCCCTACGGCCTCCTCGGCGGGTGCGTAGAGGTCGTAGACGTCACCGATCTGCACGAGCTGAACGGCACCCAGTTCGTGCCGCTGTCGTGCGCGGAGACCCACACGTGGGAGCGGGACTGCCCGCCCCCCACCGTGCCCAACCCGGCATCGAAGATCTTCGACCGGCCCGGGGTGTGCGAGTTCGACCCGGTGACTACATACGCAGGGTCCACGTGCAGCACGTTCGGCATGACCTACGACGAGGCCGTCGAGCACGCTGCGGAAACTCTCCGCATGGGCGAGCAGCGCGCCCTCGAATCCTGGTTCATGATGAACGCCCTGTGCACGATGGCCGCCGACAACGACCTCACCCCCGCGTCGGGGGCGTTGCCGGCCGCGCAGGGCATCGCCGCGCTGGAGGGCTGGCTGGCCGAGCACTACGGCGGCGAAGGCATCCTGCACATCCCTGCCGGCGCGGCAGCGCTGCTGGGCTGCTGCAACGTCGTCACCCGCACCCGCGACACCCAATGCCCCGAGACGCTGATGGGCAACGGCGTGGTGATGGGCGCCGGCTACGCCACGAACGTCGGCGGGCCGACCTGCACCCAAGCACCCGACGGCGAGGCCTGGCTCTACATCACCGGGCCCGTGCGGGTGCGGCGCGGGCCGCTCGACATCATCCCGCCCACCGAGGCCGGGAGCATCGACACCCGCCTGAATGACCGGTACGTCCTCGCCGAGCGCACTTCCGTGATCGAGGTGGCGTGCTGTGAGGCGGCGGCAGTGAGGATCTCGACGTGCTGCTGACGATGATCAAAGTGCGGCCCGCGCCCGAGCGGCGCACGGCGTTCGCCCGGTGGGCGACCGCCCAGACCCCGCAGGTAGCCACCTGCTCCCACAGCGAGTTCGCCGTCCCCCCGGACCTGTTCACGCACATGCCGGAGGAGCTGCTGATCGGCTCCCTCGTCGACGGCCACCGCTACCGCTCACCCGTCGAGGACGCGGGCCAGGAACTCCTGGGCGTCGCCACCCCCGAAGCATTCGGGGCCGGACCGAGTTCGGACTTCGCGCCGCTGGAGGACGCCCCCACCAGCGACGACGCCTACGCCTGTGACCGGTGCCCGCGCACCTTCACCACCGAACGCGGCCGGAACACCCACCGCCGCCAAGCCCACCCCGAGGGGGATAGCTGATGGCCATCTCCTACAGCGGCTGCACCTGCGGCGCCGGGGGAGGCGGCGGAGGCGAATGCGAATGCCCCCCCACGTGCGTCACCACAACCTGCGTCCTGCGCTGCGACGACACAACCGGTGACGGCCTGCCCGACACCACCTACAGCGAGCTGTGGTGCATTCAGCAGGACGGCACCAGCCAGCTCGTCCTCACCTACCAGGGCGACCCGTCCGAGCCGTACACGCCCGTCTCGCCAGTCGACTGCGAGCACGGCACCATGCAGTGCCACACCGAACTGCTCTGCGACGACTCCGGCCGCCCGTTCCTGCGAAAGTTCACGTTCCTGTCGAACGGCACCGCCGCCTACCTCGACGTAGAAGTCGACGGCGAGACCCCGCACGTCGTCATCGGCACCGTCCGCTCGTGCGACGGCGGCTCGGACTGCGCCGAGCAGCACGCCCCCGTCGCGACGCTCGGCCTATGCCTCGCCGACGGCACACCGATCGGCGTCCTCGTCACCCGCGACTGCGACGGCGCGATCCGGCAAGAGGGCTGGCTGAACCTTGCGACGGGCGCCTACTCGGCCGGCCGGCCCCCGGCAGGCGTAGTCGCGTGCGGCACGCCGCGCAGCGTGTCGACGACCGGCACGTTCTGCGACGTCGACCCCGGCACGGGCACCGTGTACGGACTCGTCCTGATCGAGTACACCTACAGCCCGGACGGCGGCGTGTCCGGCGTCCGTATCGTCGACGCGACGACGGGCCAGCTCTATACGCCACAGGGCGAGATCACGACCTGCCCGGCTGGCGTCGCGCAGCCCGAGAAGGATCTCGTCGTGCTGTGCGAGACGCGGGCGGACGGCAGCGTGCGCCGCATCCTGCGCGACTACATGCGCGACGAGAACGGCCAGATCACCGGCCACACGGACTACACGCTCGACGGCGCCGCGTACACCCCGAGCGGCGCCGTCGACGTATGCGACACCGGCTGCGACGTCCAGAACATCATCCAGGCGGAGCGCTGCGACGACACCGACGGCGACGGGCAGCCCGACACTACGTACATCGAGCTCCTCGCGGTGGACTGCGAAGGCAATGTCACCAGCCTCGCCACCCGCACGTGCGACCTGGCGGACGTCTACGAGCCCGTAGCGCCGATCGACTGCGACACCGACGACGGTGAGGCCCCGGCCCCGGAGCCGTGCGGCAGCACGTTCGAGATGCTGTGCGACGTCACGGCCGACGGGCAGTCGACGCCGTTCCTGCGGAAGATCACCACCACGTGCAGCGGCTACGTCCTCGACACTGCGGACGTCACCCTGGACGGCGTCACCCCCTACCGGGTGACGGGCACCGTGGGCGTCTGTGGCCCCGACGACTGCCCGGTGACCAACCTGGTCCAGGCCGAGCGCTGCGACGACACCAACGGCGACGGCATCGCGGACGTCACGTATACCGAGATGCTCGGCGTGGACTGCGCAGGCAACGTCACCAGCCTCGGCACCTACCTGTGTGACCTGTCGGGGCCGTACACCCCCACCGCGCCGGTGGACTGCGACTCCCCGGACGCGGTGCCCGAGCGGCCCATCGGCGTGCAGGCGCACCGCGTCGAGCTCGCCGCCGGCCAGACCTGGACCGCCGCCGCGCACGGGACGCTGCGCGCCGTGCAGGCGACCGCTTGGGGCGGCACCGGCACCATCACCACCGCCGACGGCACGAGCACCCTGCACGACGGCGAGACCGCGCAGTGGTCCATCACCCGGGACGTGGACGTGCGGCTCATCGGGCCGCTGACCATCGAGGCCGCCACCGGGGCCATAACGATCAACTGGACGACAGGAGTGGACCTGTGAGCGGATGCGGCTGCGGACAGCCCGTGATCTTCAACCAGGCGGTGCCGCCCACCAGAGTGGACGTGGAGACCGAGATCCTGTGCGACGTCCTCCCGGACGGCACGGTCGCCAAGACGGTGCTGCTGGAGCCGGTGTACGACGTCAGCAGCGGCGACCGTATCGGCACCCGCACCGTTGACCCGGCCACCGGCGAGGCGTACACGCCGCAGGGTGAACTGAAGCACTGCCCCGGCGAGAACGGCTGCGACAGTCACACGGAACTGCTGTGCGACACCCCGCCCGGCGGCGGCGACCCCGTCCGGTTCCTGCGCCGCTACTCCTACGACTGCGCGACGGGCGAGCCGGACGGGCACACCGACCTCACGCTCGACGGCGCCCCGTATACCGTCACCGGCACCGTCGGCGCCTGCATCCCGCCGCAGTGCGACGACTGCGAGACCATCCAGCTCTGCGACCGTCTCTCCCCGCCCGGCACGCAGCCGGGAGTGATCCGGGGTGACAACGCGGCGCAGGGCGTCGCCGAGAACGGCATCGGGTGGACGGTGCTGGGCGACGCCGATGCGCCGTTCGAGTCGGTCAAGGACACCGCGGACGGCGCCTGGTGGACGGTCGCCACCTATCCCAATGCCGCCTACGGGCTGACCACGGTCGAGCTGGACTCGCCGGCCACGGTCGCTTTCAGCGTCGTCATGCGCTACAGCGGCGGTGGCGGCGGCACGCCCGCTACGGCGCAGCTCCCCGCCGGGCTCACGGTCATCAACCTCCCGGCCGGCTACGCCTACGACGCGGCAACCGGCAGGCTCACGGTGGATGCCACTGCCAATCAGGCGCCGTGCTCGACCTTCCAGACCCCGCTCAACGCCACGTCGGCGCGGTTCCTCATCACCACCCCCGTGCCGTCATTCCAGGTGCACTACCTCGGAGCTGCGGCCCCGGCCTGCACGGAGATCGGCCCGTTCCAGTTCGGTGGCATCACGCTCAACCCCGAGCCGGTCAGTTTCCTGCGGACTATCTGCCGGACCTGCGACGGCACGGTCACCGCCGTCACCGACACCGCCCTGAACGGCACCACCCCGTACACGGTCCTCGGCACGGCCGGCGTCTGCCAGCCGCTCACCTCGGACGGCCCGGACCGGGAGATGGTCTGCTACCGGTCCACGACCTCCTACGGCCCGTGCAGCAACGTGCAGATCACGGACATCCCGCAGCCGCGCTTCATCTCCGCGCGTGTGGTCGACAACCCGCTGAACTTCCAGATCCTTCAGGACGCCCTGGACAGCACGTTCAACGGGGACGTCACCGGCGCGGGCGGCCCGTCCGCCCCTACCGGTGTCATCGACTGCGACCAGTTCCAGGGGAACACCGCCGTCGTCATCGACTACCGGCTGTCGGAGCCCCGCGACAACGTCACCGCCGTCCGGCTGTGGAACGGCTTCGGTGGCATCGTCACCGACAACGACGGCATCGGCTCCGCCACGGTCACGCTCTACAACGCCGCCGACGCGGTCCTGTTCACCGGCCCCCTCGTCACCTGCACCTACAGCAGCAACAGCGCCTATGCCACGCCGTGCGTGACGCCGGTCGGCAACCTGGACGGCGTGGTGCGGATGCGGCTGTCCAACCTGGCGAAGTTCCCGACGTCGACGGGCACGGTCGCCCCGGACATCGGCTGGCGGGAGATCGACCTCTTCTCCTCCTACGAGGCGACGCTGACCGTGGACTGCGGCGGCGCGCAGGTCTCCGCCCTGGTGGAGGGCGCGCAGCCGGGCGTGACCTACGCGGACGGCACGCTCACCCAGACCAACGGCCCACACACGCTGACGTTCACCGTGCCCGGCGGCGGCTCGGGCCGGATCGTCACCGACAACCCTGGCGCGTTCACGGCGCTGGACTTCGAGGACGGCTCGGTCATCACCCTGAGTGGCAACGCCACGGTCGACTTCGCCATCGAGGTCGTCTCCGGGGCTGCCGTGAGGTCCGGCTACGTCGAGTGGGGCACGGGCGTTCCCGCCGTCCGCGACGCGAACAGCGGCGACATCGTGGACGACGCGGTCATCGTGCCGTGCATCGGCACCACAGCGGCGCCTGCGCCGGCATGCCAGAACTGCGAGACGCTGATCCTGTGCGACCAGGGCGCCGACGTGCCCGCTACCATCACGGGCTCCGGCGTGTCCTCCGGGACGCTCACGAACGGCGTGACCTGGAGTGTGCGCGGCAGCGGCGCCCCGACCCCCAGCAAAGTCACCAACGCCGATGGCGCCTGGTGGGGCAGGCCGGAGAACTTCCCGAACATCGCCGCCCCGCCGTACACATTCACCTTCAGCCGACCGTCCTTCATCGAGTTCTCCGTCTACATGGCCTACGACTCGGCAGCGGCGCAGGCGGACGACAACTGCATGCAGCTCCCGCCCGGCGTCGAGGTCATCTCACTGCCCACAGGCTTCGTCTACAACCCGGCAACGAACCAGGTGTGCGTAACCGCCGGGCAGGTGGGCGAGCAGTGCCCGAACCTGACCAACCCGACGCGCGCCGTGGCAGCACGGTTCCGCACCACAGAGCCCGTGGCATCTCTGAGGACGGCCTACCTCGGCAACCGCTTCGCCGCGTGCGGGCAGTTCCACACCTCGTGGGTCGGCGCGATCAACGTCGTGCCCGCCGGGCAGTTCATGCGGCATATCTGCCGGGACTGCGACGGCCAGGTCACCAGCGTCACCGACACCACAGTGGACGGCGTCACGCCGTACACCCCACTGGGGGTGGTCGGGCAGTGCACGGAGCCGCAGCCGTGCGACACCACGGTGATGAGCGAATGCGTCTACTCGATGCCCGACACCGCCGTGGGCTTCACCCTCGACAGTGTGTCGTACCCTGACTGCTGGCTGGGCACCGCCACCAACCCGGGCTACACCTACGGCGACCGCGTCACGTCCTGGGAAGGAACGTACCAGTCGGATACCGGCGCGATCTCCGGGATGGGCTTCTACAGCTCCGACCTGGGCGGGAACATCAACTTCGCCCTCTTCCAGCCGGCGATCCCCACCCACCCCACGCAGTCGTCGCCAACCTACGTGGGGACAGCGAAGGTCGGCAGCACCACCATCACGCTGCGCGCTCTGGCCGGCAACGGTCTGGCTCTCAACGCGGACACCACGAAACTGAACCTGGAGCCCGGCGACCGGTTCCGTATCGAGTTCTCCACGCCACTCCGTCTGGCCATCACCACCGTCGGGTTCGCGGACCCGCCGACACCGCACAACGAGCGGCTGTGCGGCGTCGTCGCCCAGACCGTGCCGTGGCCGGCGCTCAAGCTGGCGGACTGTCACGGCGTCATCTCCATCGTTGACGGGGACTCCCGGCAACCGCTGCCCGCGCGGGCGACGCTCACCTGCAGCGACACCTGCTGCCAGCCCGTGCAGGTGTGCATTCAGCAGATCCCGACGCAGGTCCGTGAGTTCATCTCCAATGAGGCGCACCGCAATGACAATTCGGTGGACCCGGTGTGGAAGTGGACCACGGACCTGAGCGTGGCGAACCCGCCCTGGTACGACATGTACCAGTTCCAGTTCTCCGCCGACTGGACGGTGCGGGACTCCGACACGGCACGGCCGGCGTGGTGGGTGAGCCCGCACCCGGACGGCCGCTCGGCGCAGGCGAGCCCGCCGCGACCCAATGAGGGCCCGTCGCTGCTGAACACGCACTGGTACCCGCGGGCGTTCTTCGACCTGCCGACCAACGCGGACCCGGCGACCATCCGGGTGCAGGCGACTGTGTTCAACGCCGACCAGGCTGGCCGCGCGTTCCGCCTGAACGATGGCGCCTGGCAGCCGCTGCCCGCCACGGCCACGCACAACGGCACGACCTACACCTTCGGGCCGGACGCCATCCCCGGCGCCAAGGCCGGCCGCAACGCGCTCTACCTCGACGTCGAGGAGACCGTGGGCGGCGGCGCCGGCCTCATGGTGCACCTGCGCGTGTACTACCAGGTGATCCCGGAGACGCGGTCGTGGACACGGATGGTGTGCTGCGACGACTCGATCTACTACCTCGACGAGGACGGGCAGAGGCAGGACAGCGTGCCCGACGGCTGGCGCGTCGCCCCCTGCTTCCTACCGCCGTCGTCGGCGAACGGCTGACCCGGTGCCGCGCCCGGTCCTCCAGGCCGGGCGCGGCCCTTCTCACGTGAAGGGAGGCCCCGCGTGCAGTACGCCCTTGAGGGCTCCGGGATCAGCCTGCGGGAGGACGACGGCGGTCTGACGCTGATCGCCGACCGATAAACTGATTTGCGAGCCGCTGGTTCTGGGCCGGGCCTCCTGCTAGTAGGAGGTTCCTGGCTTGTCCTGCCCCCTCATCGCGAACGCGGACGTCATGCGCGTGACGCGCCTCGACCAGTGCGGCAACCCCATCCCCGGCCCCGACAACGGCTTCGTCTTCGATTGCTTCGCAAGCCTCGGCATGAACATCAACTCGGACGACGGCGAAGACATCGAGTACAAGGCCGCCAACGGCCGCGTCTGCGGCTTCAAGCGCGGCTGCCCCACCTTCCGAGGCTTCGACCTCGAGATGAACGTTTTCTCCGTCAGCCCCGAGCTGATCGAGATCCTCACCGGCAACCCCGTCGTCCTCGGCTACGACGGCCAGCCCATCGGCTTCGACACCTGCTCGGTTCGCTGCGACACCGGCTTCGCCTTGGAACTGTGGGCCGAAGTCCTCGGCGAGGAGTGCGTCGAAGGCGCCGAAGGCCAGTGGATCTACTTCCTGCTGCCTTGGGTCACCAACGGACTCCTCGGCGACCTGGAGATCGGATCCGAGGCCGTCACCCTGCAGATCACCGGCTCCACCCGCGCGGGCGGCTCCTGGGGAGTCGGCCCCTACGACGTCATGCCGACCGACGCCGCAGGAACGCCCGGCCCGATGCTCACCCCGCTCGACAGCTCCTGCCACCGCCGCACCTTCATTACGACCACGCCGCCCCCGGTGCCGTCGTGTGACTACGCGGCGGTGCCCGTCCCGGCGCCGTAACAGACCCGGCTGTTGGCGCCCCTGATCGTGCGGTGGCCGCACGGACCCCGTTCCCCGTCCGGCCACCGCACACCCCGCCCACCCCCTGTGAGGAGACGTCGTGGCCCTGCAACGGCCCCTCTGTGAGCCCTGGCCACTCGATATGTCGTGCTGCTCCGCAGCCGAAGACGCCGAAGACGCGACACTCGACCGGTGGAAGCGGGTCGCCACCACCATCCTGTTCAACCTGTCCGGCCGACGCTGGGGCCCCTCCTGCCCCTACACGGTGCGGCCCTGCCGGCGCAGCTGCCTCGACTCCCTGCCGCTCGCCTCATCCTGGGCTGGCGGCTCGCCGTGGATCCCGTACATCGGCCGCGACGGGCAGTGGCGCAACGCGTCCGTGTGCGGCTGCGCCTCCGACTGCTCCTGCACCGAGCTGTGCGAAGTCCGCCTCGAAGGGCCCGTCTACGACATCCTCGGCGTCGAGGTCGACGGTGTCACGCTGCCGGCGTCGGCGTATCGGGTCGACTCGCCGGGGCTGCTGGTGCGCACCGACGGCGGCTGCTGGCCCGACTGCCAAGACCTCGCCGCCCCCGTCGGTGAGCCGGGCACGTTCGCCGTGCACTACCGCATCGGCCTACCCCTCGACGACGCTGCGATCGCCGCCTACAGCGAACTCGTCTGCCACCTGCTCAAAGGCTGCAACGGAGGCGGCGCCTGCGGCTGCAAGATGCCCGCGAACGTCACCCGTCTCTCCCGTCAAGGCATCGACCAGGAGTTCGCCGACCCGACGCTGCTCTACACCGAGATGCGCACCGGCCTGCCCCTCGTCGACCTCTGGCTCACCACCGTCAACCCCCACCGGCTCACGTCTCCCAGCCGCGTCTACAGCCCCGACCATCGGCGGCCCCGCTCGCAGATCTGGCCGTAAGGAGCCCTCATGGCGCTGCAGGCGCTCGCCGTCCACGACCTAGCCCAGGCCCTCCTCGGCTGCGTGTGCGCCGCCCTCGACGAAACCGCCGCCGACATCGACGACTACCCCGGCTGCCCCTGCCGGGCGTGCATCGTGCCCGGCCAGCCGGCATGGGATTCGTGCGCCGAGCCGTGCACGGGGGAGACCGGCGGTCAGCTGTCGGTGTCCGTCGCCCGCATGTACCCCTCCTCGAACTTCCCGGCGCAGGACGCGGAGGTGCAGGGACTGCGAGGCTGCACCCCGCCGCCGATCACCGCGGTTGAGTACGTGGTGACGCTGCTGCGATGCGCGCCCCTGCCCACTGATCGGGGCTGTCCACCGTCGTGCGACGAGCAGGCCGCCGTCGCCCGCACCGTCCACATCGACTCGGCGGTCATCATGAATGCGCTGCTGTGCTGTCTCCCGGCGACGAGCACCAGCCGTAGGGGCCGCAAGTTCGTCCTCGGACAGTCGCGCATCCTCGGCCCCGAAGGGGGCTGCGTCGGCGTCGAGCAGCGCGTCACCGTCGCCCTGCCCGGCTGCGGCTGCCCCGACGAGGCGGTGACCCCGTGAGCGTCGAAGTCACCGTCGACCCCGGTCGCATACTGCGCCTCATCCGCGCCCGGGGCGGTATCGCCCACCGCCGGATGAGCGCCCGCACGGAGCGGGTGGCTCGCATTGCGGAGACTGAGGCGCCCGGCAGCATGGGCCAGTACATCGACTGGAAGGTCACCGAAGGGCCGCGCGGCCTGCAAGGCGTCATCGTGTGTGATCACCCGGCCGTCCACTACGTCTTGAACGCCACCCGTCCACACCTCATCCGCCCGCGCCGGGCGAAAGCGCTCCGGTTCGAAGTCGGCGGTGACGTGGTCTACACGAAGCTCGTTCGCCACCCCGGGAGCAGGGCTAATGATTTCCTGGGTCGCGCATTGCGACTGGGGCGCTGACCAGCAAATTCACTCCAAAGGGCGGAACTCTAGGGCAAGTTCGGGCGTCTCACTCAGTGAGACCTTAAAACGGCGACCCCCGGTGATGCGGCCAAGCGAGCACCGGGGGTCTCGTCCGGCTTCCTTGAGTGAGAAGGAGAACCGGCCTATGGCCGAGAGTACGACAAAAGTGCCGAGCAGTAGCAGATCAAGGCAGCCAAAGTCCCTGCGCGCGGAGGCGGATTTTCGGGCACGCGTCGCACAACTTGGCGGCATCGTGCTGGAACCGGAGTGGCTCGGGGCAGGGCAACCGCACCGTGCTGTCTGTTCGAAAGGCCACGAGTGCAAACCTCGCCCCAATGATCTTCGCCGCCCTGGGCGGGGCATGTGCCGGACGTGCGCAGGGAACGATCCGGCGGTCACGGAGGCCGCGTTCCGCGCACGGGTTGAGCAACTCGGTGGCGAGGTACTTGAAACTGAGTGGCGAGGCATCCTCAAGCCGCACAAAGTTCGGTGTCGATACGGGCACATCGGCCACCCGTACCCGGCGCGCGTCGCAGAGGGCGTCGGTATCTGCCGCACCTGCGGAGGGAACGACCCGGCAGCCGCGTGGGAAGCCTTCCAGGCGCGTATCGCGGAGCTCGGCGCAACCTTGCTTGAACCTGCTTGGTTAGGGGCCCACAAGCCGCACCGTGTGCTTTGCAAGGAAGGACATCAGTGCCGTCCCACGCCGACGCATATCGCATCGGGTAAAGGCCCGTGCCACAAGTGCAAGGGACGCATCTGGGACGTGTTCTACGTCGTCACGAGTGGCTCTGTGGTGAAGATCGGGGTCACGTCTGGAGACCCGCGCCCGCGACTCCAGAACCATGCTCGGGACGGCCTCCACAGCGTCGTGCGCCTGCATCGAGGCTTGCCTGGCGATGCCGCGCGAGGGATCGAACGCAATGTGCTCGCCGCGCTTCGCGACGCCCGAGAGGAGCCACTTCGAGGCCGCGAGTACTTCTCCGTGCACGTCTTGCCCCTAGTGCTGGACCTTGTCGACAACCACCCAGCCGTCAGAGTGTGATGCCGTTCCGTTCCTTGTCCTGCTGCACCTGCGGCTACCCTCGTAGTGCGCTGCTGGTTGTGGGCCGGGCGAGGAACGGGAGACAGGGAAAGACCTGTGGCCACTCGCAAGTTCGCGTTGAACACCGAACCCCACGTCGCCGAGATCGGCGACACCAAGCTGCTTTTTCAGGCCGAGGTGTACGGGGACCAGTTTCTTGACGCCTACGAGAAGCTGCGCACTGTGCAGAAGGAAGCCAAGGCCGACGACCCGGCTAACGCAGACCCGGCGGAAATCCGCAAAGTCACCAACGCGCTGCGCGACTTCCTCTCTAGCTTCATGCTCCCCGAATCCCGCGACATCTTCGCCCAAACCCGCCTGCCCGACCGAATCCTGGTAGACCTCCTGGAGTGGACGGTGGAGCAGTACGGCGCCCGCCCTACTGGGTCGTCCAGCGGCTCTGCGGCAGTATCGCCGAGTCGTGGGACTCGTGGGTCGGCCACCTCGCCCTCCAAGGCGTCGACCCGCACACGTGGACGCTGAGCACCATGCTCGCGGCGGCCGAGGTCGCGATGGAGATGTCTTCGGAGGACGACGCCGAGCGGCAGCGCATCCGCGCGAAGCTGTACGCGCCGCCTCGCGGTGAACGAGCTCGCGGCCGACCGGCCGCAGCACGCGTCGACGCAGGCCAGGCGCGAGCGCTGATGGCGCAGGTCGCGGCGGAAGACGCACAGCTCGCAAGCCGTCGCAGCGGCTAACCTGAGAAACAAGGCAGCGCCGCGCGTGCTGCCGCTCGCCGTCTGGTTCTGGGCCGGGCACCATTCACGACTTCGTGAGGGTGCCCGGTGACCACTCCGGCCGGCGACAGCGAGGACTACGGGTCCGCCCGCATAACGATCACGCTCGACGACAGCGAGATCGTCCAGGAGTCACGCGACCTCGGGCTCCGTATCCAGCGCGCACTAGTCCGCGCGACGCGCAACGCCGGCGACAGGATTCGGCAGAACATTCAGCGGGGTCTTTCCGCTGCGTCGGTGAGCGTCCGTGTCGATCCGGATCTCTCGCGCTTCGACGCGCAGCTCCTCGCTGGCCTGAGCGGGATTGACTCACTGAATATCCCCGTCGCGCCGGATCTCGACGAGTTCATGACGCGGCTGCGTGCCGCGCTTGCCGGCGAAGAGGTGAGCATCCGCGTTGTCCCGGACCTGAGCGACTTCGACGCGCGGATCCGCGGCCACAGCCCCCCGGACGTCACGGTGAATGCCGACGTCGATACGGATCGGCTCAGTAGTGCACTCGCCGGTCTCGGTGGGATCGCTGGCCGCGTCGGCTCCATGCTCGGCTCGCTGCTGCGCTTCGGCGCGGTCGGGATCGCCGCCGCAAGTGCTGCGCAGGGCGTGGTCGCGTTGACGGCCGCGCTCGCTCCGGCGGCCGGGATCATCGCCGCATACCCGGCGCTCATCCTCGGGTGGCAGGCCGCGCTAGGCGCCCTCAAGATCGCGCTACTGGGCGTCCAAGAGGCGTTCGAGGCCGCGCTCACCGGGACGGCCGAGGAGTTCACGGAGGCCCTGGAGGACCTGTCCCCGGCCGCGCAGGCCGCGGCGAAGGAGATCCGCGCCCTCAAGCCGGCGTTTGAGGAGCTACGGACCAGCGTTCAAGACTCCTTCTTTAAGCAGTTCGAGGGGCAGATCACCTCCGCGGCGAAGGCCCTGGGGGGCCCGCTCCGCACGGGCCTGGCCGGGATCGCCGCGGAATTCGGCGAGGCCGCTGCCGCGGGCCTGAAGTTCGCTGCGTCCGCGCAGGCCGCGGCACCGATCCGGGCGCTTTTGCAGGGTACGGCGCAGGCCGCTTCGGGTCTCCAGACGGCTGTGGCTCCTTTGGCAAAGGGCTTCTTGGACATCGGTGCCGCTATTGCTACCGCGTTCGGCGCGGGGGTTGGTGCGCAGATCGGGCAACTCGGCGCGCAGTTCGGGACGTGGCTGTCCACGATGGCGGCCTCTGGGCAGGCCGTGGAAGCGGTCCGGTCGGCGCTGGACGTGTTCGCGCAGCTCGGGCGGATCGCGTCCAACGTCGGGGGCGTTCTCTCCGGGGTTTTCGAGGCCGCGTCTGCTGCGGGGGGCGGGTTCCTGGGGAACCTGGAGACGATCACGGCCAGCTTTGACCGGTTCGTCAACTCCGCAGCCGGTCAGGAGGCGCTGACGAACATTTTCCGGACGCTGGCGCAGGTCGCCGCGCAGCTCGGGCCGATCTTCGCTGCTCTGGTGACGCAGGTAGGTGCGATAGCTCCCGCGATCGGTCCGATCCTCACCGCCCTCGGTCCGGCGATCGTCGGTGTGATCAATGCGCTCGGTCCGGCGATCGCGGCGATCATGCCGGGGATTCAAGCGGTCGCGCAGGGCCTCGCGCAGGCGTTCGCCGCGGTGGGTCCATCACTCGCTCCGCTCGGCGCTGCGATCGGGCAGATCCTCGCCGCGCTGGCGCCGCTGCTGCCGATCGTCGGTCAGCTCGCGGCAGCGTTCGCGTCCGCGCTCGCGCCGATCCTCGCCGCCCTCACCCCTTTGATCCAGCCGATCATCGCGGCGTTCCAGCAGTTCGTGCCGGTCGTCACGCAACTGGTGTCGACCCTGTCAGCGGCCCTTTTGCCCGTGTTCACCGCGCTCGTTCCGGTGCTCATGCAGTTGCTCCAGCCAGTTCTCCAGCTCGGTATGGCACTCGGGCAGGCACTCATCCCGATCGTTCAGGCTCTGTCGCCGATCCTGACGGCGCTGGCTCCGGCGCTGGTGCAGGTGGCGCTGGCGTTCATGCCGGTCGTCAACGTGTTCGTGCAGCTGGCGCCGCTGCTGACGCCGATCGTCTCGCTGCTGGGGCAGCTCATCGCGTGGGTACTGCGGCTGATCACGCCGTTGATTCAGCTCGTCGCGCCGCTGGTCGCGGTGATCGCACAGTTTTTCGCCATCAGCAGGGCGACGGGCACGGTCATCGGATGGATGGGCCGGCTGGGAGCGGCGGTGACGACGGCGGCGGCGCGGGTCGGTGGGGCCCTGACCCGCGTCGGCACGTTCTTCTCCACGATGTTCACGCGCGTGACCGGCATTGTCACGACGCTGGCCGGTCGGCTGCCGGCCGCGTTCACGGCGATGATGTCCCGCGCGTCGTCCGTCGTCTCCGGTGCCATCTCTCGGGTGGTGGGCCTGTTTCGAGGCATGATCGGCCGTGTTGGCGGCGCTTTGTCCGGGCTGGGCGGCCGGATTGCCGGTGCGATCCGTACTGCTGCCACCCGGGCTCGCGGTGCCGCGTCCGCGCTCATCTCCAGTCTGGTGGCGATGTTCCAGGATTTGCCGGGGAAGCTGCTGAATGCCATCGGTGACATCGGCGGAAGTATCGCGTCCCGTATCCGCAACAGCCTGCCGTCCGCGATCCGTAACGCCATCCCGGGGCTGGCGAACGGTGGGATCGTCACCGGGCCGACGGTGGCGTTGATCGGCGAGGGCGACGGGCCGGAGGTCGTCATCCCGCTGACGAAGCCGCGGCGGGCGCGGGAGCTGGCTGAGCGGTCCGGGCTGATGAACATCATCGGCGCTGCTACCGACAGCGGAGGCAGTGGCGGCGGCGCGGCTGGTCCCGTCGTCACCAACTACTGGACGATCAACGAAGTCGGCGACGGCGAGGCGACCGCCGCCCGCGTCATGCGACGCATGGCGATGGCCTACGCGCTGGGCTGATCAGCAGCCGGCCGTAAGCTGACGATGCCGCTGGTTGTGGGCCGGGCGTCCTCCGACACAGGAGTCCGCTCGTGCTCTCCGACTTCCTTTCGGTAGGCGGTATTGAGGTCATCAACACGGCCCGTCTGCGCGCCTACCTGGCAACGATCGGATCTCCGCTGACGTCGGGCGCCGACGACGTCTGCGGCTGCGAGGCGCTGACGAACGACGTCTTCGATCATGCGCCGTATACGACGCCGGACGACCCCGACAGTCCGGCGCCCTGGTACGACGTCGACGTGCCGGAGTCGGCGCAGTTCGTCGGGTTCCTTCCGCTCGCCTTCGACGGCGTCGATGACTACCCCGTGCGCCGCTCAGTGACGAACGCGGTCGTCGGCGGCGGCGCATTCGGGCCCGCACGTGTGCAGCCCCGCACGATCACCGTGACCGGCATCCTCTTGGGTGCGACGTGCTGCGCCGTCGAGTACGGGCTTCACTGGCTCGCCGAGGCTCTGCAGGGCTGCACCGGCTCGGCGTGCGGCGGCGACTGCGTTCAGATGTTCAACTGCTGCCCCGGCGAGGACCAGGAGCCGGCGGAGTTCCTGGCGCGGCATCGGCGCACGTTCCGCCGCGTCGCGCTCGTGCAGGGGCCGACCGTCACCGCACGCAAGGGCGACGGCTCCTGCGCGGCCGGACAATGCTCCTCCGGTGCCGACATCCTCACCGTCGAGTTCGTGCTCAGTGCGGCTACGCCGTGGGCGTGGACGGACGAGGTGCCGATCCTCTCCGTCAACGTGCCGACGGACGACGACAGCGAATGCATCCAGTGGTGCATCCACCGCGACACGCTCCCGGACTGGGTGCCGCAGTGCCAGCCCGGCGGCTGCCGGCTGCGCGGCTGCCCGGACGCCGGAGCCGCCTGCGCGGATCCGACGTGCGCGCCGCCGGCTCCTCCGCAGCCGTCCTCACCGGCGTCGTGCTTTTGCATGGCGCTCGCGACGAACCGGGAGTGCTACGACCTTGACTTGATGGGCCGGCCCGCCTGGTCCTCGGACGTGCCGGTGATCACTGTCTACGCCGGCAGTGAGGATCTGCGCCGGCTCACGATCTCTCTCTATGAACGTTCGGACGCTGACGCCGGCTTGACGGCCGGGCAGGTCGCGGACAAGAAGCGATGCGATCCGCTCGCCGTGTTCGAAGTCGGGTTCGTGCCCGCGTCCGGGACGCTCACCCTCGACGGGCAGATTGGCCGCGCCGTCGTGGAGTGCGGCGGCTCCTGCGAGACGTCGACGAGCGTATGGGGCCGCGACGGCACGCCGTCGACCTGGCCTTTGATCGACTGCGGCACGCTCGTCGTCTGCCTGGAGACGGATGAGATCGTGCCTCCGGCGGACGACGCGACAGTCTCGATCGCTGTGACCGGCCGCGGCTACTGAGTCGCCGTACTCTGCTCGTAGCCGTCTGGTTGTGGGCCGGGCCTCCTTCGCTCTCGTGGGGGCTTCATGGCTACGGCCGGCTGCGGCACGCATACTGCGATGATCGTCGATCGTGACGGGGCGATCGTCGCGGCCGCCGACGTCCTGATCTCCGTCGAGTGGAGTCGGATCCTCGACGACGTCTCGACGGCGCACGTCGTTATCCATCCGGACGGCGACTGCTGCGCCGCGCTCGGCAATGTCCGCACCTGGCGGCACAAGCTCGCGATCGCCCGTGACGGCGTGCCCGTCTGGGAAGGGCCGATCATCCAGGCGGAGTGGTCGTTCGGAGTGGTCGAGCTTTGGGCGTCCGACATTCTCGTCTGGCTCGATCGCCGTGTGCCGCACGAATCGATCGTCTTCGCGAACGAGGATCTGACGACGATCGGGACATGGCTGATCGAGGACGGCTTCGCTCCGGACGATCCGGGGCACGACGTGCAGGTGGTCGGGCTCGCCGGAGTCGATGGGGGACGCGAGTACACGCGCGACGTGGGGCAGACTGGTGACCATCTGCGCGACCTGGCGGACACGGGTCTCGACTACACGGCCGTCGGCTCGACGATCGTGCTCATGCCGGAGACGTGGTCGGCGAGCGTCGGGGTCTTGACCGACGCCGACTTCCCCGAGGGGCTCATCGTCGCCGAGGACGGCTCGCAGCTCGCGACGCGGGTGATCGTCCACGGCGGCGAGGCGAGCGGCGTGAAGGGCGTCTCCGGCGGCGCAAATGCCTACTACGGGCTGTTGGAGCGCAGCATCGAGGAGGCCAGCGTCAAGACGAGCGGCTCGGCGCTCGCCGCAGCGCGCAGCCGACGCGCAGCGAACTATCCGGTGCCCGTCTTCCTCTCCTCGGATCGGGTGACGCTTTCACCGGAGGCGGCCGTCGACGTCGCCAAGCTGGTGCCCGGCTGGTGCGTCGACGTCGCGACGCAGGCGACCTGCCGGCCGTTGACGCAACGGCTGAAGATCGCCGGGGTGAAAGTCGAAGAGGACGGCGACGGCGAGAGCGTTCAAGTCACGCTCGCGCCGGCGAGCAGTGAGCTGGAGGACTGATGGCTTCGAGAGGATCGGCGCATCGGCGGCTGCCCGGTAATCCGATGGGCGGCGTCCTGCGTGACCTCAGTCGGCAGGCGCGCACGGCCGCGCGCACGGCCGGCCGACCCGGCGAGCAGGGCGAGCAGGGTCCGCCCGGACCGCCTGGTGAGCGGGGTCCGCGCGGTGAGCAGGGCGAGCAGGGTCCGCGCGGTGAGCAGGGCGAGCAGGGTCCGCGCGGTGAGCAGGGCGAGCAGGGTCCGCGCGGTGAGCAGGGCGAGCAGGGTCCGCGCGGTGAGCAGGGCGAGCAGGGTCCGCGCGGTGAGCAGGGCGAGCAGGGTCCGCCCGGCGAGCGGGGTCCGCGCGGAGCAGCGCCGGCCGCGGCCGTCGTCGTCACGGCATCGGACGGCCGCGCCAGGTGGACGTTCGCCGAGCCGTTCGCTGCGCCGCCGGTGATCAGCGCGCTCGCCGTCGATCCGAATCCTGCCGACGATCGCACGGTGAGCGTCGCGCTCGAAGAGGTCACGGCAACACGTGCCGTCGTCCGTGTCTGGCAGACGCAGCAGCTCCTTGGTCTAGGGCTGCTACCGGCCGTGCCCGTCGGCGTCGGCGTGCTGGTGCACGTGACTGCCTGCGGTGAGACGGCGAGGTAGCCGCAGGCGCGGCTACCCTTTTCGCGTCGCTGGTTTTGGGCCGGGCACCGCTGAAACAGACATGCGGGGCGTAAGTGGCTAGAGCGTGCGTATGTGACGATTACTTCGTAGTCGATTCGGATAACGGCGAACTGTGCCTCAGGAAGGGCACGATGGGCCTACGGGACGTCGTCGTGTACCGGGACCCGGGCACGTACACGTTCCAAAAGGGGCTCTATCCGTGGCTGGCCCGGGTGCGGGCTCGCGTGCAGGCAGGCGGCGGCGGCTCCGCAGGCGCGTCAGCCGGACAGGACCAGCTCGCAGCGCAACCCGGCGGCGCCGGCGGCGGCTACTCGGAGACGATGGTGGACGTCTCCTCCCTGGGCGCCACCACTACAGTGATCGTTGGCCGGGGTGGTGCTGCGGGCACCTCGGCCCGCGACGGCGGAGACGGCGGCGCGAGCTCCTTCGGTGGCTTCGCCACGGCCAACGGCGGGGCCGGGGGGCCGGCAGTCATGACGGGCGGCACCACCCCGATCGCTTTCTCCGGTATCGCCGGACCGTATGCCGGCACCGGGGAGATCGCCATGGGCGGCGGCGCGGGCGGCGGCGCGCTCCGCGTCAACGGCACCACCGGCCTTTCCGGTGTGGGCGGGGAAGCCTACTTCGGGCACGGCGGCATCCAGCGGGCCTCCACCGGCAGTAATGCGGGCCGCGGCTACGGCGGCGGCGCGGGCGGTGGACTCGCTCGAGACGGCAGCAGCGTCGCGGGCGAGGAGGGCCAGCCGGGCATCGTGCTACTCGAGCTGTACGGATGAGTGCCCCGCCGGGCGCGCGGCCCCCCGGACGCATGCCCAGCGCCTAGACTTGGGGCGCTGCTGGTTCTGGGCCGGGCCGTGGGTACTCCTCCCCGGAGGCAGCATGGCAAGGTGCCAGTGCGGCGGCAGTCAGTGCAACTGCGTCGTCCAGGCCGGCGACAACACGGTGGTCACCGGCTCCGGCTCCACGGCCAATCCGTATGAGGTCAGCGCGGTCACCAACTGCGCGGAGGTCCGGCAGTGCCTGTCCAACGGGTCCGGGATCACGTACAACCCGGCCACCGGTCAGATCTCTGTGGATCTGTCGGAGGACGCCGGTAACAACCTGGTGCGGCGCCCCAACGGCTTGTACGTGCCCACGGGGTCGGCCACGGTCAGCACGGGCTGCGGGCTCACCGGGGACGGCTCGGGCGGCAGCCCGGTGCGGGTCAACTCCGCGACGTGGCCGCACACGTGCGCTATCGCCACCAACGGCGGAAACGTCTACTGCGACACGGTCAGCGGACGGATGCGCACGGACCCCCCGTTCCGGTCCTCGTTCCGGCAGGCGTCCGTCAACGAACTGCTGCCCAGCCCGCGGACGGTGCCGTCGACGGAGACGGTGGTGGACACCCTCGCGCTGCAGATCCCCAACCCGGACCCCTGCCGGCCCGCGTTCGCCCTGCTGTACCAAGAGGTGGACGTGATTTTCAACCTGCCGGCGGACGGCGGGGCAGCATCCTCCGCCATCGGCGCCGACGACGTGAACTACCTGCGGAACACCGGCAGCGGGGCCATCAACCTCTGGCACAGCCAGCACAGCGTGATGAGCAACTTGTTGGTGCCGGCGGGGGGCACCACCACGCACACCATGCAGATCACGCTGAACCGCGGCGCCGGCGGCGCGACGTACACCCGTATCCAAGCCAACGTGCGCGCGTGGCTGTTCTCTATCCCCCAGGAGTGAGCGTGGACGACACGACAGGTGAGCCGGTGGACGAGCCGCAGGAACCTACGCCGGACGAGCCGTGGCCGCAGGAGCCGCCGCAGGAAACTCCCCCGACCCTGGTGACGCGGTACTACCGGCTGGCAGACGGTCGACTGAGGACGGTAGCCCTGTTCGGAGACGTAGACGTCCACACCCCGGAGGGCGCGGAACGGCTCACCGAAGAGGAGTTCCAAGCGGCCACAGCCGCCGTGCAGGAAGAGCAAGCCGCCCGGGAGGCCGCGCAGCTCGCGCAGGAGCAAGCCCAAGCCCGGGAAACATACCTGGAGCTGGTCAAGCTCCTGCCGGCGGAAGTAGCCGCGCGAGTGGCCCGCTACACCCCGGCGGACGAGGACACCGCAGTGCAGTGATGACCTGCGCTGCGTCGTCGGACCGGCGCTCGATGAACCATATGATTGTGGCGGTTGCTGGTTTTGGGCCGAGCCGAATTCCACTCCTTCGGAGGGAAGCATGGCCAAGTGCCAGTGCGGCGGCGGCGCCTGCAACTGCGTGATCCTGCCAGGCCCCGGCATCTCGGTACAGGGGGCCGGATCCACCGACAACCCCTACATCGTCGGCGCGGACGTGTCCGACACCCCCGGCAACGCACTCACCCTGGACCCCGGCGGCCTGTACGTGCCGCCCGGCGGCGGTGGCACGGTGGACTGCGCGCAGGTCCGCCCGTGCCTGTCCGCCGGCCCCGGCATCACCTACGACCCGGCCACCGGCGTCTTCGCCGCGGACGTGTCCGACGCCGCCGGCAACACGCTCACCGTGGGCGCCGACGGCCTGTACGCGCCAGCGTCCGAGCTGGTGGCAGGCTGCGGCCTCACCGGCGCGGGAACGACCGAGGACCCGCTCATCGCCGACACCGGGCCCTGGCCGTATGCGTGCGACATCGCCACGAGCGGCGGTGTCGTGGCCTGTGACCCGGCCACGGGGCGCCTGTACGGCGAGCCGCGCGCCCGCACCGACTACAGCAACCACTTCGACGTGCGTTTCTACCCCAGCGTGCCGGTACCGACCGGAAACGATCTGATCGAGCCGGCGGACACGTTCTCGGTCACGGTCACCAACCCCGACCCGTGCCGGTCCGCGAGGTTGTTCATCGAGCGTGAAGTCGACGTCTACTTCACGCTGCCGCCGGGGTCGTCCGCCGCCTACGGGCAGGACGGCGAGGAGATGTGGCTCACCTTCAACAACGGCAACACCACCCTCATCGACTCCCACCTGCAGTCCTCGCGGTGGCTCCAGTACCAGGCCACTGTGCCGGCGGGCGGGTCGGTGACGATCACCGGAGACGTGCGGATCGGTAAGGGCACCGGCGGCGCCGTCTACACGCAGATCCAGAACATCTTCCGCGCTTTCTTCATCACCCGCTAGGGAGGCCGCTGTGTCCACCCCCACTGACGAGCTCACCACGTACCACGTCGTGTACGACGACGGATCCGTCGGACTGATGCAGGTCCCGGCCGGCGCCCCGGAGCCGGTGCTGGTGAAGCCCGGCCGGATCGTGAGCCAGGCCGAGTACCAGACGGAGCTGGCCGAGCTGCAGGCGGCCACCGCGCAGCGGCAGGAGGAAGCCCAGGGCGCCGAGACCGCACTGAAGAAGGCCGCCTACGACGCCCTGGTGGCGGGCGGCTTCACCCCGGCGGTCGCCTCGACCCTGTCCGGCTACACCCCGCCGCCCGAAACCGAGGACGGCCCCTGATGGCTTGGTGCCCGTTCGCAAGGAAGCTGGAACTCCAGCCGGAGAGCGACCAGCAGCAGGCCATCAGGCCGACGCAGTTCATCGTGCACAGCATCGTCGCACCGTGGACGCCGCAGCGCACATACGAGTTCTGGCGGGACTCCACGAACCTGGAGTCCCATTTCGGGGTGGGCTACGACGGCAGCGTGGCCCAGTACATCGGCACGCAGACCCGGGCGGACGCGAACGCGGGGGCCAACCGAAGACCGGACGGCACGGGTGCGGTGAGCGCGGAGACGGCGTCGAACACGGCGGGGTCGGACCCGTGGACCGAGGAGCAAATCGAGACGCTCGTCCGTCTCGGTGTCTGGCTGCACCAAGAGCACGAGATCCCGCTGCGGATCTGCCGTAGCCACGACGACCCCGGCTACGGCTACCACTCGATGTTCCCCCAGTGGTCGACGAGTGGGACGGCGTGCCCCGGGGCGGCCCGGATCAGGCAGTGGCGTGAGGTCGTGTTCCCGAGGATCGTCGCGCGGGCCACCGGCCAGGACCAGGAGGAAGACATGCCGGATTACGTGAACCTCGGTCTCGCGAAGGCGGCCACCCTCAGGCCCGGCGTGTGGGACAGCCTCGAGTTCACGCGCGAGTGGACCGACGAAGCCGGCGACCACGCGACGAACAGCTCCGTCTTCGTCCGCGGCGCCGCACGCTTCACCGGAAGCGTCAGCCTGAACCTCTCCGACCTGCCGAAGGGCGACATCGTCCAGGTCCGCATGTCCGAGTACGAGGGCAGCGAGCATCGCGCGGACCATCCGATCGACGAAGTGATCGGCACCAGCGGCAGCACGTTCCACGTCACGCCGCTGACGAAGCGCCTCGCCGCCGGCCGGAGCATGCGGGTGCGGGCGCTGAACACGTCGAAGAACCCCGTCACCGTCACCAGCGCCGTCCTGTCGGCGCTCGTCTGGAAGGAAGCCTGACCATGAAGGCTTTCGGTAGGGAGCCCGCGCTCCTCATCGCTGCCGTCTCGGCCGGCCTGTCGCTGCTGGTCACGTTCGGGTTCGGCCTGTCCGCCGAGCAGGCAGGCGCGATCGTCGCCGTCATCAGCGCCGTGTTCGCCGCAGCCACCGCCGCCGTCACCCGACCCATCGCACCCAGCGCGTTCACCGGCCTCGTCGCAGCCGCCGCAGCGCTCCTCGCCGCCTACGGCCTGGAACTTTCGGTGGAACAGGTCGGCGCCATCAACGCGGTCGTGCTCGCCGTCCTCGGCCTGCTCACCCGCGGCCAGGTTTCCCCCGCCACCCCGACCGGCCCGCGCGGCGTCTGACTCTTGAACGGAGCAGCCCGTGTCCGACGACCTGAGCGTCGGTGAACTCGGGCGCACGGTGGACGCCATGCGCCGCGAGTTCCGCGACGGCATGGCGTCCATCAACAGCCGCCTCGACCGTCTCGTGTCGGCTGAGGTGTATGCCCTGCAGTCAGCCCACACCGACCAGCGCATCACCGCGCTGTCGCAAGAACTGCAGAAAGAGGTCAGCGCACGGGAAGCCGTGGAAGCCGCCTTCGAGCAGTACCAGCTCGACGAACGCGACCGCCGCGAAAAAGAACGACAAGCACGCCTGTATCAGGCGATCGTGCCCGTCCTGATGGGGCTCCTCGCCGCAGCAGTCGCGATCTGGGCGGTGGTGGCAAAGTGACCGGCACCCGCAAGAAGCGCCGCCCGTTCCGGCTGCCGCGCGCGGAGTGGCTGATCGGCCTCACCGGGGCCGTCGTCCTGCTGCTCCTGGCCTGGCTCGCCATCCAAGTCGTCGCCCTCTCCCACGACTTGCGGTCGGCGAACGAAGCCCGCGACGCCCTCGCCTCACAGGTGCAAGGCCTCGGGGCGAGCCCCGTCGCCGGCCCACCCGGCAGTCGCGGGGAACCAGGCGAAAGCGTCGCCGGGCCACGCGGCCCACAAGGCGACCCAGGAGCGCCCGGCCCGACTGGGCCACCCGGCCGGCCGGGTTCACCCGGACCCTCCGGCGCACCGGGCAGTGAAGGAACCAACGGCGCCGACGGCCAGGTCGGCGAACCGGGCGAGGCTGGAGCCACCGGACCGGCGGGACCTGCCGGGCCGCCTGGCCCCGCCGGACCTCAGGGAGACCCGGGTCCGGCCGGCCCGCAGGGTGAGTCGGGGGAGCGGGGCGAGCAGGGTCCACCAGGACCGGCCTGCCCCGACGGTTACAGCCTGCAGGCGCCCTCGTATGACCCTGACGCGCTGGTGTGCCGCAAGGACGGTGCCCCGCAACCCGACCAGCCCGGCGATGTCCCCAGCCCACAAGCCCTGGCCCTCGACCCCCACCGCCGCCAATACCTGTAGGAGACCGTGATGCCAGAGGAAGAGCCGCCGTTCTGGCTGTCGCCCCGCCCGTTCCGCGAACCCGACTGGCCACCCGACGACAGCGACGACTGACACAGCGCCCCGCCCTCCTGCTTCGGCAGGGGAGCGGGGCGCATCGTCGTACCTCCTCAGGGGCGCTCGGGGCGCTCCCGCAGAGCACGGCTGATCGTCGACTGATTCATCCCCAGCACCTTGGCGGCTCGCCGCTGCGAACCTGTGAGGTCGGCGACCAGGGCGATCCGCTCGGACCGTTCCCGTGACGCCCTCTCAAGCTGGCTCTGTGCCACACGCAGTTCAAGTTCGGCCTTGGCGTAGGCCAGGAACGCGGTGACCTCGTCTTCGGTATTGAGGTCGCCGTGCAGCATGACGCGGGAAAAGTCCCTCGTGTCGCGGAAGGTGTGCTCCTCACGGTTGGCCAGGGCAGCGAGGGCGGCCTCGGTTCGTTCCTGGTTCGGAGCGGCGGGCTGGATCGCCTCGTCGTCGATTCCCACGAGGTCGGAGATCTCCAGCAGCGCAATGCTCCCCTTGGCGGCCCGGTCGTACCAGTGGGCGTTGGGGCCTGCGGCGACGTCCTCGTCGGCGATGAAGAGAGGGAAGGCGGTACGGCTGTGGGGGTCGACCGAGTAGGCGACGAGCGTGAATTCCTCCTCGCCGTCGGTGTAGCGGCTGCCGATCGGCATGCGGTCCGCGATGGAGAAGCGGTCGTTCTCAGCGATGGGCGTCGGTGTGATCGTCATCGTGTCCTCCTCGGTCGATGACTCAATGATGCACCCCCCGCATCGGCGTGTCAATGCAGGGGGTGCATCATTCGGGGGGTAGTGTTGAATCAGGGGCGCCTACCTCGGAAGTGGCCGGGTCTGCCTCTCGATAACATGCCATATCGCGGGCGCTATTTGGGGCGATTGTCCGACTCCTGGTCGGGGGTACCCGTCGCTGGGTTGGCTCGCTTTCCAGTGGTGCGCCCCTCGGCGATCTGCTGAGCGCGCGCTCGACTGACCCCCAGCTCTGCGCCCACCTCGGCGTGACTCATGCCCTCCGAGCGCATCTCCTGAACAGCTCCCTGCCGGATCTCCCGCAGCCAGTGCTGCAGCTCGGGAATCGCCTGAAGGGCAGCGCTGACGTCCTTGGCGCGCTGGGTCGCATCACCTTGCTCGGCAAGGTGTTTCAGGTTCTCGAAGGGGCTCGGCGGTGTGGTCATGGGATCAGTGTAGGGGGAGGGTTGACATGCCGTAAGGGGTCCCCTTACATTGAGTGTGTCGGGGGAACCCGGCGACAACTCCACAGAGAGCAGGCCTCCTGCATGTGCTGGCTGTGCAGGCGTAACCATGGGACAGACGAAGCTGAAGAGGGCGCGGAGAGCACCCGCGAGACGGACCGGACCCCCTCGAAGATCTCGTATCACCCGCCATGGCAGTCCTGCTCTCTGTGGATCCCGACCCACCGAACCGATGGAGGAAGACCATGGACCGTCATGACCCCAACAGCACCCGCATCGACGCGTCCAACGTCGTCATCACTGCCCGCGAGGCGGTCCCCGAGACCGTCGTGGTGGTGGAGGGCTGGGCAAGCTTCGCTCAGGTAACCGTGCGGAACTGGGAGTCCGCTGGCGACGGGTACGCCACCCTCTACGGAACCGACGGGATCGCCCGTGGCAAGTACCTGCCGAGCGACTATCTGGAGGCCGACCCGCAGTCGCTCTCCCGAACCGCGTGATGAGTCGCCAACGAAAGCAAGACGGAGCCCCGGCTGAGGCAAACAGCCGGGGCTCCGCCTCGTACCGTACTCGATTGGAGAGCACGTGACCGACCTCGCCCCGCGCCAGTTGGACGCCGCCCCTGCCGCCTACGACGCTGCAACGCTCGCGGTCCTCGCCGCCATGGAAGAAGCAGCCGAGAAGCACCTCGACGCCATCCGCCCCCACAACACCAAACGCAGCTACGCCAACGACTGGGCGCTGTGGGAGGAGTTCCACGACTGGCTGGGGGAGCGGACCGGCCACCGAATCGCCTCCACGAACGTCACCAAGGGCACGCTCGTCGGGTTCGTCGTCTGGCTCGACACCATCAAGCTCGCCGCACCCAACAGCATCGACCGCAGGATCACCGGCGTCACCGTCACCGCCCGAGACCAGTACGGCATCGAAGTTCCCAAGGCCGCCACTGTCGCCGCGCGCAAGGCACTCAAGCCACTGAAGGCAGACGAGGACCGCATCGCACGTGGACGCGGCCAGGCCAAGGCCGCAACCCCGGAGCAGCTTCGCCAGATGGCCGCCGCCGTCCCCGAAGGGCTCACCGGTCTCCGGGACCGCGCGCTGTGGCTCATGGCCTTCTTCATCGCAGGCCGCTCCGCCGAAGTCGCCGCCCTCCGCGCCGAGGCGATCGTCCACGTCAGCCAGGGCCTGGAAGTCCACGTTCCCGCAGTGAAGGGACGCCCGCCCCGGGACGTCGTCGTCCACTACGGCAAGAACCCCGACACCTGCCCCGTCCGCGCCTGGCTCACCTGGCGCGCCGCCGCAGGCATCACCTCGGGGCCCGCCTTCCTGCCCATCACCGTCCACGGCCGCCTCGGCGACCGCGCCCTCTCACCCGAAGCCGTCCGCGAGATCATCGCCCGCAACGCCGAACGCGCCGGCCTCTCCGTCCGCCTCACCGGCCACTCCATGCGGGCCGGGTTCATCACCACCTCTCGACGCGCAGGCAAGCGCGAGGAGAAGATCCGCGAACAGAGCGGCCACGCCGAGAACAGCCCCGCCTTCTGGGGGTACATCCGCGAAGCCGACAAATGGACCGACGCGGCTTCCGAGGACATCGGGCTGTAGCGCACCACCCCATGCCACACTGGCTTCGGCCCGCCTCGTTCCCCCGTCGAGGCGGGCCTCTGCGCGTCAGGCCCGCGGCTGGGGGAGTTCGCCGGGCTTCACTTCGACGATCTCTATGTCGGTGCAGCCGGCGTTCTCGAGTTCCTGCTTCTGCTCGTCGGCGGAGGGTTTGTCGTAGGCGACGGCGGATGCGCGCGGCCGGCCGTCGGGGTCGGTCCAGGTGAGGCCATAGTTCTGCATGCGGGCATCATGCCTGGTGGCACTGACAACGATAAGTTCCGGCCGTGATCTACCGCGTGGCCGGATCATGGTGCATGGTGGTGCGCACGGGATCCGCGCACCCCAGGCGAGGACTCCCCTCTCGGGCCCTGCCGTGCGTCGCCGATGCGGCAGGGCCCGCCGCACCTCCCGTCTCCTCCCCGCGGGAGGCCATGCGGCTGCCCGTAGGGTGACCGTATGCACCCCGCCCGCTACCACCTCGTCCTGTCCGTGGCCGGCCGCCCGGTCGCACACGGCTGGTGGGCGTCGGAGGCAACGGCCCGCGGCAAGTTCGCGACCTGGGTGGGAGAGTGGGGCAAGCCCGGCGCACGGGTCACCCTCGTCGACGAGGACACCGGCAAGACGTTGACGGAGTGGCCGGACCCGGCGCCGTCTCCTGCCATGCTGACGCCATGAACGAGGACGAGACCCCGCAGCAGGACGAAGAGCTCGACGACATCGTGGGGGAGGCGCCGCCCGTCGACGAGTACCGGCTGTCCACGCGCCCCGGCGTTGTCAGTGGGGAGTCGTAGGCTGATCCCATCAATCAGCCCATGCTGGCGCAGTGCTGAGATCGCCCCGTCCGTACAGCACCGGACGGGGCGCGCTGCTGTCAGGCGTCGGTCGGCTCCCCGTGCCTGATGGCCTTCTTCAGCGCCATCTCGACCTTGTACCGGTCGAGGCGCGCGGCTTCGGCGTAGGCGGTGACCCCGGCCTGCACGGCGTCGGCCTGGTCGACGGTGAGGGTCCCAGCCTGGATCGCCGCCCAGGCGGATCGTTCCAGCTCCAGCAGGTCGTCGGGGAAGTCGTAGTCGCTCACGGGCGGATCCTACGCGGCGACGTCGATCTCCTCGCGCAGGCGTTCGGCGGCAACCGCCACCGTCCACTCCGCGACCAGCTGCTCGTACCGGGCCCGGACCTCCGGCGATAGCCGCACCCGCGGATCCGACCACAGACGACGGATCTCCTCGTTCACCACCGCAGCAGGCCGCACCGGACCCGCACAAAGAGGAGAGGGGATCATGCCGCGATTCTAGGGCGCGGGTCTGACAGCGGGCTACGAGTTGCCGGCGACGACGAACGTCCCCTTGTTCGGCAGCGTCACCACCAGGCCGCGGTCCCGCAGCTCCTGCACAGCCCGGCGCGCGGTCCCGGGCGCGACACCGTACTGGGCACCCATGTCCCGCTCGTTCGGCAGCCGGGCCCCGCGGGGCAGCCGGCCCGAGCGGATCTCCGCCTCGACCTCGTCGGCGACCCGCATGTACACGTACCCGATCGGCACCTCACCCATGATCGAAACGTAGGGCGCTGTCTAGCACCCGGCATCCGCAGATGGCGGCATGGGGCCCCATGTAGCGGTATGTAGCGGTACCGTCTGAACAGGGAAGACCCCCGCGACCGCGGACACGGCCCGGGGGCATGGCCGACGAACGGGAGCCGTCGACGTGGACGAGCGTAAAGACCAGCCAGCCG